GTTTCTTTACTGCATGATGCCCCCCACCGAAGTGGTCACCGAAGTGTTTACATGCAGGATATATTAAATGCAGTCAACCTACCAATCAACGCTCTGGCTGAAATTATTAATTCCATCCAGAACCCCAGACGCAACTCGACTAACGCCAGCTGTTTGTGGAATCATGGAACCGACAGCTGTCAACGGTTTACCGACCTTGAATATCACGTCCCAGATCTTACCTAAAACACCTGAAAAGGCGTTGTCGGAACCCAACAAAGCATGTGGCATGCGTTGGGAGATCAGAGCTGCGAGCTTCAAGGCGTTAAAATCGAACTCAGGATGTAGTGTTCGATAAACGGCCAAATTACTTGAGACATTGTCGGGATAAAGTTCATAGTACAAAGTCCTACGTACCTTCATCCTGGCTTCCGGTAAACCAGAAGCATTGCCAGTTGATAAACCACTGGCATAGACAAACCCTGTAAGCATATCATACGGCCCAGATATATTGGGTGCCATGAGAGGTCCTTGTGGAACATTACCGGTTAAGGTCATGGTACCACTAAACGCGTCTCTGTCATCAAATGCAGCAAACGTTTCATCATCCGGGTTATTGGCGTCATTACAGACAAGATAACTAAACGGATACTGTATTTGACCGATGGGTGTTGCAGAACCCTGTTTAACAACAGCTCTAGCATCATACCCACTACGTAACAAGGGTTGTTTCTTCAATGTCATCATTGGTTCAGTTGGAACGTGAACAATGTAGGCGCCTTCTTTGAACATACCATCGGCACTCTTCTTATCAAGTTGAGTTAAACTACCAACTTGAGGAAGGGTGAACTCGATTTGTGATACCGTCTCTATTGAGTTCTCTGACACAGCTATGTTATTAGTTGCATCCTCACCGGCATATTGAGGTGTTAGTTTATCAACTCGGACTAATCCCGGTAGTTGTCCCCAAACGAGGTTACCACCGTCATTAAGCCCGCTGGCGATCGGTATAATAGTTAGACCGGACCCAGCACATCTCAATGTGTCATATCCCTCAGTGTGATAAGTATTATAACTGTTGAAGGAGACACCACCCGTACCTGGAACACCATGAGCTGTCTTCGTGAAACCTGGATTTCTAAAGACTCTCAAGAAGGAGGTTTTACCTCCAGCTCGGCAACGGGCAATGCATTGAATCTCCGGTATTGGTGGAGTATAAATTTCAATGCTGCAAGTGTTAGGATTTGTAGGCGCGGAAGACCACGCAAAATCAGAGTACCCAATAGTGAGGGAATCATCCTTGGCTGTAAATGGGTTGACTTCATCTGGCATAGAATCAACTATCCCGTCGAACTCAACTCCCGTCTCGCAATTAGGATGTGTAAGAGCGAGCAAGAAAGCTCTACCACTCTTTGAAATGCCTGGTATATTATTATAGAAGTTAGTGGAATGTCTACCCATAAACCGACTAGGGATAAACATGTTAGTATTAGTCCTAACGAGAGGATCCATAGATAACTTCGACAAGCGTTTCTCGAGTGCAAGCAGTCGCATTGCTGCTTTATTCGCCGGGCGCTGCTTATTATTAGCGCGGGCAACGACCAATGTCTTAATGACCTGTTGTTTGACGTTTCCTCCATTCTTTTTACGGGCTTTAACTTGACCGACGGTAAGACCTTTATTTGAACCGGACTGTATAACGTGGGAATTTGGTCTAGATGGCATTTGTATCGTATTGATCTCTAGGATACCTATCAAACTTATAAAACGAATTACCAGATGGAAATATCTCCTTTCTGAAAGCACACGTTTTATCCAAAGGTCCAGATTTGCCGGCTCTTATGACCCTCTCCATCCGAAGTTGTTCCTCAACGGAGATGGAAAACGCGCTCTCGAAATCCTTCCTAGCTTGTTCAGTAATGACATGCTTGAGATGAGGATCCGTTTTGATAAGTTGCTTATAACGATACCAAGTATTATCTCCAGAGGCCTCCATGGCATAATCTATCTCCTTCACACGTCTACCTGTGGACCTATTGTCGTGCATCAATTTCATGGCGTACTCCTGCAAAACCGGAACACCGGCATTCAGTGCGTACTCCATAACACCTAAATTGTAAAGATAATCAACTTCTGGCATTGAAAGTCTAAAGTGATCACCTAATACAGATATTTTCTTAATAGGGTTATTGATAAAGACAGGACCATTAATAGTTCTAATGATCTTGCCTTGACAAAACTCAAAGTCCGTAGATTTCGCGTGCGGAAACTCCTCTATCTTGGCGTTGAAACCGAAAGGTTTAATTCGGTCTCGCGTTATATTACCCACGTTGCTACTCGTTTCGCAAATAAGGACACTATCGTCACCATCAACATAAATACAGTACTTACCAACAATGTAACGCCTACAGGCACACATTAGCATTGCCAAATTGATTAGACAATTTCCGCAAGCGGTGTTCAAATCGCCACTACAGCGAGAACCCTTGGTGTTGTACCGTATACCATGCTTGGTCTTACATTTATTACGCATCTGACGGCGCAAAAGCCAATTTAGCTGGATGAGTCGTTTATGATTACGCCGCATCCGCTTCTTAGCACCATGACATCGTAAATATGCCATGTGCTCACATGATAAATGTTGATCATTGACGGAGGAATCAAACGCTTCAGCATCAATTGCTATGACCATAGGATCACGGAATTGAGCCATCATATCCAATATAATTCTAGCGCGCTCCTTAACATTGTGTCCCTTCGCACAGACAGGGCCTTTAGGCAGTTTCTTGCCATCACCGACTAAGTTGTAAAGCCGGTGCTCAATTGGTTTAAGATACTCTCCGAGTCTAATATTAAACTCGGGTGATCTAGCTTGTATCAACCTTGCCGCTTTATATTTCTCACCCAAATGTCTTTCCTTCTTGACAAAAGTTTTAATACGACTATCAGGAAATTGGACATCCCGAACATTAGCAAGTGCCCTGTCATACAATTTTCGTTTCCTACCTGTATAACTACTTACAAATTGCTCTGGTGTTATGGGAGAAACCTGGCCAATAGCATCAGCAATATCTTTGCATGCTTGTTTAAATTCAACCAGTTCTGCGGTCTGAAGTGGGATTTGTTCTTTTAAATGACGGTCGAGAAGAGCACCCAATTCATTATGTGCACAATCATCTAGGTACACATAGCCCTTACTCGCCTGCGGAAGATACTTATGCGATGTTTGATACGTACATTTGGTCGGATGGTTGTGATAAGTAGTAAGCCTAGGAATCTTACTAATCACATGACCATTGTATTGTCCTTTGGGGCCAACACGAGAACGATGTTCTTTCAAACCAATGCACGACATGCAGTACCTCCGTCTTAATGTTGGGCGTTTAAACGCAGCGGGTCTTCAATAACAGTCTGCATGCCAACCCAACGCTTAAGTCGGGTAGTCACAGGCAAACCAGATGGAACATTTGAAATGACCTTGCCGCGTCTTAATCGACTAGCCTCCATTGTAGCCGCATAACCCTCATTGCTAGCGTGTTGTCTATACCTGGCTATCTCATCCGGTGAAGGAATTAAGACAGCACTAACGGTAGCACTGACAACAATATGTCGATGGGTGACATCTGGATACCACTTCTCATCCAAACATATCTGATTTGCCAATGCAATCAGATCAGGAGAAGCTGATAAACCACGCAAAATAGCAACATCGGGTTTTGCCAATTTCAATGCAGCATACAACTTTGGACAGACGTTTTGTCCAACAAGCTGAGGTTTCGGACCAAAGTTGGTATTGCCGAAATAAACCTTCTCCGTATGAGGGAGAGGCCTTACAGAACCCTCAACAACATTCTGCAAGTTAAATGCCTTCACAGTTTGTTCAAAGGAAGGTCTTTGACCGCCCTCCGCTAAAAATTTGAGAAACAAATCATGCGGATTAAGCTGTGGTTTCTTAGCAGGTCTTGACCCCACAGGGTGTACCCACTGAAAAGAATTACAATCGCAAGTCATACACATAGTCTGATTATGGTTTATACAGTGTCTGGCTTCGCGACCATCACCACAAGCTTTACAAGTTTTGCTGCCGGCGAGTAATAATATAATATCGCACTTGTCAACATCACTTGGCGGTAACTCTCCCCAACCGTCACTTTGTTCTTCTGCCAAGTGACGATTAATACTTTTACGAGGAACAGGAATGGGAGAGATAGGTTTCAAGACGGACCTAGGTTTTGGAACAGGCACATCATCGAAATCAATTAATCTATCCTGTAATCGTTGAAGACCAGCAGTGAACGAATTGGCAGGCATACCTATGCTAGACTCCGGTCTCTTAATGAACTCACTTGGTAATGATGGAAAACCAATATTAAAGTCCAACAAGGTACCTTCATCACGGCTCTTTTGCATGACCTTCTCAATGGCTTTCGCGGTAACCTCAGCATACGTTTCAGCAACAGGTGCCATGACTTGTGTCACAGGATCCATGTTGCCACAAACGTCAACTCCTAAGAGGTCGCCGCGCAAGTCATTGAGACGCTGCTTCATATCCTCGTCGCCAACATCACTGCCCTCCCTAGGATGGGCTTTCCTTGCGGCATAAATACCATAGATCTTACCAGTGTATATATCCCACAAAGCTTCAACTTCCTCAACCTCAGCCATATTACCAGTTTGAACGGCATATATGTTGAATTCAGCTTTTGTATGAACTCTTGCTGGGGTGTTAGTGCGTCGTTTGTACTCGCGTGCCAACCTTTCTTGGTCATCCCGATTCGCATAATTAAATAACGAATTGGTACACCTACGGGCAACATATTGGTAAAGGCTTTCAAACTTGGTGGTGTCAGTTGACCTGACCACACTATCCGTTTTACCGCCAACCAACTTGGGTCTCCGAAGGCCACGCCTACTACTCTTACCCGACGCTTTACAGACGATGGGATTTTGAATTTGTTCATCCCTTATAGCCGCATGTTCATTGGCAGGCCCACGTCCAAAGGCCTTATCAAGCTGAGCGTCTATAGCCTCAATTGAAAGTGGCTGATGTTGTGCGACGCTAGCACTGACGAGTAGATTACATTCCTCGTCAGAATCTGCGTGTCGATAAGTATTTTGATGTGCATGCTTATCGAACATTGTAACATAGTCGGACCTTAATTTAGTTATCTCATTGTCGGTCGCTATGTGAACATGATGCTTGCGTTTGATCATAGTGGTGCCGCAGTCACACCACATCGCCAAACCACCAGTAAAAGGAGACATGAAATCGACAGGATCGCCACATTCCATGCAGAGATTGTAATTAGATGAATACATCTCTCTTAGCTCCGAAAACTTAATATTAACATTTAGACGACTGTGGTTAATGCACTTACAGTCGACAAGTTGTGCCCACTCCTCGCGTAATTTGCGAGTATCCGCCTTATTGCAATTCATACAAGCCAAAGATTTAAAAGGCTTAGTACGCTTAGTGGAGTGCTCGATCATATTAGATGATAATAAAGTGATCGATTGATCTGAACCGCACCCCTTACAATTAAGGACAGGGATTCCACCACAAGAATAGCAGAATTCTATGGTACAACCTAACTTGAAATGTTCAAAGTTTTTACCAGGTGTTGCATCATAATAATAGAAGTTGTGACTTGGTCGGAGTGGATCACGAGATTCTGGCGCCGCCCGGGGCTCTACGGAAAACCGCACCCGAGTACTCCTCGCCGGCAGGGAAACCCTACTTTTTGTGTCCAAACCGTCATAAACAGCTCCTTCAATCGCCATTAGTAAAACGTTTTATAATGACTTGCCAAATATTACCAGCTACGAAAATCGCAATGGCCGAACTGCCCTGAAAAATGATAGCTTCAGAGGGATAAAAC